CATGAACAGAACTCAAAGTCACTCTTGTGTGATCTTTTGATATCCTTGATTTTGTGTCCGAATGACTCATAGGCTTCTTTCAAAGCTTGTAGATCCTCGACATCATCCGATTCGAGGGAGTCATCCCCAACACACTTGATAATTGTTTTTGTGTGGTCTAGTCCTAACTTCTCTCTAGCCCTTAAAGCGAGAGTAGCCCTCATTCGGGAGTTTCCAGAACCAGTTATATATAAGCCCGAAGGCCAAATACCGCCAGTCACATTGTCAACATCACCGTCTGAGAAGACGACCATTTTATTTATAACACATGCCATACGATTCCTCACCAAATTCTCCATTTCAAGCGAGTGCTCCTTCATTAATTGAAGACGCGCTTCACCCTCATTGTAGATTTCGCATGGCTGTACAGTCCAGTCCCATCCAGAGACATCGGACTCCACAACGCGCTCATCTTGAAACCAGGTGGGGCTATTAGCCATAGCCTGGATTTGGCGCTTGGTAAAACCAATGCCAATCAACGAGGGGAGATTATGCCAAAAGGCAATCTCAGCTTTATTTTGGATTTGGGCAAAGAAGCGTTCAACACACTGATCTACGATTGAAACACTAAATATCAATCTGTAGCGTCCTTGCTCCACTTTTACTGAGCCGTGAGGCTCGTCTTTGATAAAGAGTCTGATAGGGTCACAAAAGCCTCCCTCAACAAGCTCATCTGCTCCGCTAGGTGCATCTCTAGGGTCGGTGGAAGCGAGGAGGGCGATTCTTTCGTAGATCGCGCCTTTGACTTCAGACCCGTAGCTCTCAAAGAGAGTGGAGTTTGTTTTGGCCCATCGACAGTAGGGGATTCCTGGACTGCCTTTTGGGTTAAGTTCAGAGAAGAGACCGATTCGTTCGCAGGCTGCTGCGATTGACTCGAGGTCACATTCTCCTTTCCAAGGGTGGGTTGTGGACGGGTATCGGCTGAGGATTTCTTCTTGGACCTTTTCCGAGATTTCTTGGTCCTCGGAGAGACAGAAACGGCCTCGCTGGTAAGCAAGGGATCCTTTTTCTGCTCGACTTCCTCTTTGGGGGATGTCGTATTCTCTGAGTCCGGGCAAGATTCTCTCTGCTGCTTCAAGGTCTTCGCTTCTGGAATTTCTTTTACTGAAGAACCTGAAGCCAAGTCGACTTGTTT